CGCTTGTCCTAAATGTAATAAAAGATTTGATGGATCAGAAATACCGGAAATAAAAGAAGTAGAAGGACAAAAATGCCCAAGTGTAAGAATACAAGAACTAAATGGTATGAGAAGTTATTAGCACTAAGATAAATCAAGTGCTATAATATAATTGATGAAAGTTGAATTTATAGCAGATAAATTACAAGTATCAGGTCCAAGAGCAACAGACAATAGTTTTGTAGTAAAATTAGAAACCGGAGAATATAATAATGAGAAGATGGGAGAGTTGCTTAAATTACCACCTCAAACTAATTTAAAAATTACTATTGAAACAGGAAAATAACAGGTTTTATGAGCAATAAAGACACACAATTTAAACCGGGTGAATCAGGAAATCCGAACGGACGTCCTAAGAGGGACTGGACAGTTCAAAGTCTTATAGAAGAAGCTATGGAAGAATCAGATGAATCAGGAATACCAGCAAAGAAAATAATTTATCAAAAACTCGTAAGTTTAGCTAAACGAGGTGATATTCAAGCAGTTAAAGAAATAAACCAAAGATTAGATGGTATGCCTCAACAAAAAACTGATATAACGACTAATGGAAAAGATTTAGTTGTTAAAACTATAATGTATGGAGATAATATATCCGAATCACTATCAACCGAGGAATTACCAGCTTAACTTCTGGAAAGCATTTGATTCAGGTAAATATAATAAATTTGTTAAGGTTTGGCATAGACGAGCCGGAAAAGATTTAACTGATTTTAGTTTAGCTATAAGAGAATGTATTAGAGAACCACAAATAGTAACTTATGTATTTCCTACTCTAAAAATGGGCAGAGAGGTTTTATGGGATGGTATGGATAATCAAGGCAATAGATTTTTGGATTACTATATTCCCCCAGAAGTAATTAATGGAAAACCTAACGATACTAGAATGGAAATTAACTTTAAGGGTGGGTCATTATTTCGTGTCGGTGGGAGTGATAGACCAGATTCATTAAGAGGTGGAAATTCAAAACTATTTATACTTTCAGAATGGTCAGAGCATGATCCTTATACTTGGACTGTTATACGTCCTATTATTTTGGCTAATCATGGAAAAGTAATATTTAATTTTACACCTAAAGGGGATAATCACGCCAAGACTACACTAGATATTGCTAAGCTAGAAAGTGATTGGTGGTGGGAAGTAATTAAAGCAGACGAAACAGGAGTTTTTACTCCACAGCAACTTGTAGACGAAAAACGTCAAATGATTAGAGAGAATGGAGAGAGTGAAGGAACTTCAAAGTTTGAGCAAGAATATATGTGTTCTTTTGATTCCCCGGTAATAGGTTCTTATTATGGCGACCAGATAAGAAATGCTGAGGCAGAGGGTAGAATTTGTGATGTACCTTATGATACAGAAATTCCCGTTAATACAGTTTGGGATTTAGGTGTTGGAGATACAACTGCCATTTGGTTTTATCAGTTAGTTGCTAGAGAGGTTAGGATTATAGACCACTATGAAGCATCTGGTGTTGGTATTGAACACTACGCTAATGTATTAAAAGAAAAAGGATATAAATATGGAGATCATTTCGCTCCACACGATATTAAAGTTACAGAGTTTGGCTCTGGATTATCTCGTATAACAACAGCTAAGAATTTAGGGATTAATTTTAGAGTAGTTGCTAATCAAGGAATAGATGACGGAATACATGCTGTCAGACAAATATTTCAGTATTGTTATTTTGATAAGACTAAATGTGAAAGAGGATTATCAGCTCTTAAAAACTATTCTAAAGAATGGGATGAAAAGAATAAAATATATCGTGGTTTACCTAAACATGATTGGAGTTCTCATAGTGCGGACTCATTTAGATATCTTGCTGTCTCTTATTACCCTAATTTACCTAAGCCACCACAACCAATAAAGTCTGACGGACAAGTTTTAATGGATGATATAGTCAATCTTAATAAATTAAAGCAACAAATTAATTCATGGAGATAATTTAGGTTTAAATGATATAGTTATATATAGTATATGATATAGTTAAAATACCCACTCCCCCGAAAATTTAGTAGTCCCCCATTAGCGGGGGAGTGGTATAATTAGATATGAATTGTATAAAATGTGGTAAAGAATTGACAACTAACAAACAGATTAAATATTGCAGTCAAAGATGTTGCAAACTATATTTAAAATCATTATACAAGAAAAGAAATAAAGATAGATTGAATGAGTATAATAGAGCAAAAAGAAAACTAGGTATTAGCACTGCTGGAAAAGATTTGAGAGAAAAAAAAGGGTGTAGTCATTTAAAAACAAATAAATGCACTAGATGTGGAAGTGAAAATGATTTACAAGTTCATCATATAAAACCTAGAGATTGTGGTGGTATGAATGAACCAAATAATTTAATTTTGTTTTGTCGTAAATGTCATTATGAATATGAAAAATTAACAAAAAACTTCTGGAAAATATAAAATTGAGTAGTACAGTTATGTTATAATACCGTCAGAGGAGCAAAAATGTATTTACCAGAAGAATGTCATATTAAAGACTTTATAAACAGAGAATTTCAAAAACATTTTGACAAGAAATTAGTAGATATCAGTCAAAGAGTTAGGTTAATATCTGATTTATATAAATTTAGACAAGAAGATCCATTTTTTTTTGCTCAAGCAAAAGGTAAACTACCTAAGTTTTATTCACTTTATTTTGATGACGAATTTGTTTGTAGATTTGATTCTACTTATCCACCAGAAGCAATTACATTATTATTTTTTAAAGGATTATTAGATCTATATGAGAAAGGCAAAATTTATTTTAATAAGTCTGATTACAAAGTCGAAGAAGAAATTGAAAAATACAGAAAGAAAACCGAGACAGCAGAAAAGAAAAAGAAAATCAAAGATACAATAAGTAAAATAAAGTCTGCCAACGAAGAATCAGAAATGGCAGCCCAAGTTATTAATTCATTAGAAAATGAATCTGCCAATTGATCCAACCCCTGAAGAAAAAGAAATATATTCAATTATGGTTAATAGAATATATGAACCAATTAATACCGTCCATTATTATGAATTAGTAGATGACCCAATAAATAAATTTTTATTAGCTTGGGTTTTTGAAATGGGTAGAACTAGAAGAACAGCACAAATTGCTTTAGGATTATCAAAAGCAACTATTTGGAAAAGAATAAAGATAATAAGAAAAGTAGTCGGAAAATATGCAGAAACTAACCATCTTATTAAACCTACTGTTAAAATTTAAGTATGACATTACTTCAACTATTAAAATCACGATATAAAATTGCTGAAAAATATACAAAAGATAATTATATTGATGATGTAGAAAGATCCATTAAAGATTATGAGGCAAAAGAAATGGATTTGAAACAAATTATAGAATCTTCTGGAAATGCAATAAATCAACGATATGAATTTGTAATACCTCTAATTTTTACAAATGTTGAAAGTTTTAAGGCGTCTATGTTTGACCGTATCCCAGATATTGTTATCAAAGGACGTGGAGCAAAAGATGAAATAAAACGTCAAAAAGTAGAAGCTACTTACGAATATTTAAAAGATAAATTAGATCTTGAAAGTTTTGCTATTGAAGCAGCTCATTGGTTTATTCTAAATGGATTTACGACTGCTCATATAGGTTTTAAAAGTGATACTTTTGAATATCCGATAATTGATAATGGTGTTCAAATGACAAATGATGACGGTAGCCCGGTAATGGGTGTTGGTTATTATTATAATGATCCAACTATTGATTGTGGAGATCCTTGTAAAGAATACTTTAGTCCTGAAAGTGAATATTCAATTGATGCTGTAAATATTCCGTATTACTTCCAAAAAAAATTAATGACTAAGAGTGAAGTAAAAAAAATATATAACTATACAGTTGATGAAGACGCAGAACTTGATTTAGACAAATCGCTTTCTGAAGATGATAAAAGAGATTTAAAAAGAGTTTGTATTTATTTTTATAATGGACAAGTACCAGTTGAAAATAAAGATGATATAAAAAAATGGGTAGATTATGATGAAGAAAAAGATTATAAAGTAATTTATTGTAAAAAAAGAATACTTTTTGCCCAAGAAATAGATAAAGATAATTGTAAGATTGGAAAATGGTATGGTAGCCCTAATAAATTCTTTGGTTTTGGGTTGGGTAAAATTGGAAGACAATTCCAAAAGGAAAGATCAATTAGAAGAGGACAACAAATTAGACTAGCTGATGTTGCTGCTTTCCCAAAATATACTGTTAAAAATGATGGACAAAATCAAGTAAACACTAAAGATTTATTAGATCCACGAGATAATATTGTTTTATTATATGAAAGTGAAGCTCCGACCATATTACAACCAGGAAATCTTGCTGAAGTAGTTACTGCCGCTGATTTAAACGCAGAAAAAGATGCTCAACAGGCATTTGGAATTCTTGATCTTTCTAGTGGATCACAAAAATCTACAGTAGATACAGCTACTGGACAGAGTATTTTTGCTGATGCAATGGAGAAACGTACTAGATTAGCTAAAAAGAAATTTATGAAATTCTACGAACAATGTGTTATTTCTTTACTCAAAAAAGCTCAACAAAATTGGGAAGAAGATAAATTAATAACTATAACTGATGAGGACGGAAAAGAAACAAATGTATCTGTTAATAAAGATGATCTTTCAGATATTGATTTTGATAAGGATATAGAAATAGATGGAGAAAGTAGCTCTGCTAATAAAGATTTAGTAAGAGAACAATATATTTCACTTTACGATAAGACAAAAGATGATCCTATTATTGACAGGAAACCTCTTTTTAAAGATATGATTAGATATGGTTTTCAAGTAAAAGATCCTGATAGATATATCAAAAAGTCTGAATTGCAACCAGGTCAAATATTAATTGATCCAAATACTAATCAACAATTTACTGTTGATGAAAGTGGAGAGGTTATTCCAACTGAAGCAGTTAATGAGATGGCAACTCCAAGTGGAGATCAAACTGTTGGGAGTAATGAAGGATTAATGAATTCATTTTAATATGTGGGAAAAAAAGAACGAAGAAGATAAAGGTCGTTGGAACGAGTATGTAAATTCTGAAACAGGTGAGTCTTCTATTAAAGAACATAAATTAAGGGTTATTTGGACTTCTTGTAAAGAAGATGAACATGAATTTGAATTAACCGGAAACAGAGAAGTAACTTGTAAAAAATGTAACTACACAAAAAACTTTATTGTTGGTTTAGAAAAACTTGAAAACGGTAAGATAATTAAAATTTAAACCTTTTTGACTTTTATTTTCTATTATTAAGTTAGAGCAACTCCTATTTATGGTGTCTCCGTTTAATAAAGGAATAAGTCATGGAAAACCAAGACACTCCAAGTTTAGACCAAGTTATTGATTCTGCAATGGAAGCAGATAGCACATTAAATCAGGAAGAAGAGGTAAAACCTACCAATCAAGAACCTACTACCACGAAAGTAGAAACAAAAATTGATGAAGAAAGTTTTACTACATTTGATCCTAAAACCGCACCGCCTGAATTACTGGGAGTCTATAAGCAGTGGCAAAAAGACTATACTCAAAAAAGACAGTCGGAAAAAGAATATATTAAAGGTTTAGAAGAAAAACTATCAACGTTTGAACAACCCACAAACAAGGCTCAAACTAATCAAAACCAGACAAATCCAAGTGTCGTAGATAATATAATTCAAACGGTAGAACAGAAAATTCAGTTGAATCAAGAGAATTCCTATATCGAGTCTAATGAGAAAGAATTTTTCAATATAGATAGCCGATTAGATCCAAATTCTCCGGATCACAATGAATTTATGTCAATCGTTGTAGGCGATAAGTTGACTACAATGAGAGATGAATATGAAGCTCAAAATAACGGTTCTATATTGGGCTTTGATTTTAAGGGAAATACCCAAACCCTCGTCAATTCTTTTGATGAGTGGGTATCAACTCAAAATAAAAATTTCATCAATCAACAGTCTCAGAACGCTAAAGCTAATGCTCAAAAATTTGCTAAGGTAAATCCAAGTGCTAAAACCACTTCTAGTAAACCAAGCGGAAAAATGAGTTTAGATGAAGCATTTGAAAAGGCTATTGATGAAACTGGAACTACTTTTTAATAATTAAATTATAAATATGGCTGATATAAACTTAGGGCAAATTGCTGCTACTACCATGGAAAACTACCATGATACGTTAGTTGACAATATTTTTAAAAAACACGCCCTTTTAAACCATTTGAGAGAAAATGGTGGAACTAAAATGTATGATGGTGGTCGAAAAATTCGAGTACCTGTTATGTATGGTTCTAACTCTACTGTTAAAGCATTTAGCGGTACTGATTCTCTAGATTTAACCTATCAAGAAGGTGTCGATGCTGCAGAATTTGATTATAAATTTTATGACGTTTCTGTCGTATTCTCTTTTACTGATAGTTTATTAAATCAAGGAAAATCCCAAGTTATTGATCTTTTAAAAGGTAAAATTAAACAAGCTGAATTATCTTTATCTGAAAGATTAAATGACGATCTTTATAACGGTGCAGCTTCTGATGCAAAAGAAGTTACCGGTCTTAATACTATCGTTGCTGCTTCTGGCACTTACGGTGGAATTAATGGTACTTCTTATGCTTGGTGGAGATCTTATATAGATGATACCGCTGAAGCTCTTAGCTTTGCTGATATGAGAACTGCTAAAAACACCGCCAATAATGGCAATGGTGGTTCAAAAGTGTCTTTGATTGTTACCACTCAAACACTTTATGAGAAATTCTTTTCTCTTATAACTGCTAATTACCAGATGAACCCTGTTATGACAAAAGAAACCAAGCGTCTTGCTGATGCTTCGTTTACTGCTGTTGAATTTGAGGGTGTTCCTGTTACCTTTGATGAAAGCTGTTCTGCTGGATCAATGTTCTTTATCAATGTTGATAATTTCAAATTAGGTATCATGAACGGTGCTGATTTTAAGACTGTTAAGAAAGCTGAACCTGCTGACCAACATATTTCTGTACAACACATTGTGTTTGGTGGAAATACTGTTGTTGATCGTAGAGCTTCTCTTGCTGCTCTTAAAAATAAAACCGCTTAATAATTAATTAAAGAAATAATATGGCTAATAAACAAGTAAATTTATCTCTAAATTCTGATGATTCTACTGCTAAGGTTGAACTTGGTTCTATCTGGAACGACGGTGCAACTGGTAAAAGTTACAAATATGTCTTAATTGAAGACATGGCTGTTGCTGCTAACAATGTAGTTGAATATTCTGATGCTACTGGAAACGAAGTTACTAAAGATCGTGCTGGTGGTGCTTCCTTAGGAAGACACGCTGCTGGTGTTGCTGTCGGTACTATTACCGATGCTCAATATGGATTTATCCAAATTGATGGTATCTCTTCTGTTACTGTTCCTGCTGCTGGTGCTGTTGCTGCTGGTGATCTTTTAGTCCCACACGCTACTTCTGATGGTGGTGTTGCTAAAGCTACTACTTCCACATTCAAAAATGCTTTTGCTGTGGCTCTTAGTGCTGATACTGCTACTACTTCCGTTGCTGGAACTTGTACTGCTAAGTTGTTCAGAATCTAGTTTTTAGATTACCTAGAACCCTCTCGTTATTGGGAGGGTTTTTTGGTATAATTAGATATGAAAGTTGCTATAGGAATTCCATGTCCGGAAATAGTACACGTTGATTTTGCTTTAAAAAACTTACCCCAAATAATCGCTTACACTAAATCAAAATTTCCTGATATAGAACTTTTTATTATGGATAAACAAGGAGTTAGAACTGACTCGAATAGAAACTCAATACTAAAAGAATGTTTAGATAACGACGTAGATGCTATTTTATGGTTAGATGCTGATATGATATATCCAATTGATATATTAGAAGCATTTATAAAATCTAGAAAAGATATAATTGGAACACTTTATTTTAAAAGATCTGAACCTTACGATCCCATTGCATACGTTAAAGGAGATAACCCTAATAAACCTTTTAAATATATAAACACAACAATATTACCTAAAAATACCATCATAGAGGTAGATGGACTTGGTTTTGGGGGAATGTTTGTTAATACCGAAGTGTATAAAAAGATGGGTGATGAAAAATGGATGACTTATGGTAAAAATTTTCACATACCATTGGATTTACCAGATAAACTATCTCATGACTTAGTATTTTGTAAAAAAGCTCAAGAATATGGTTTTAAGTTATATTTACATACCGGAGTTAAAGCAGGTCATATTACAAACAAATTAGTAACCGAAGATGATTGGTTGAATAATAGACAAAAAGAAATAATAAATAATAAAATAAACATTGCTGTTATATGTCCAACTATTGATGAAGAAAAAGCACAAAAAACTCTTAATCAATTAAAATTTACTTCTGGTATTGAGGCTAATTTTTATTCAGTTGTTGACATGGATAGGACTGGTTTTATCACAACACTTAATACTGCTTTAAAAAATATTGATGCTAATTATTATGTTTATGTAGCCGAAGATGCTTATGGTGGAAAAGATTGGCTTAAAATAGCTTATGAAACTATGGAAAAAGAAAATTCTAGCCTATTAGCTTTTAATGATGGCAAATGGTTTGGTAAATTAGCATCATTTGGCATGATTAGCCAAAAGTTTGCACGAGAGAATGGATATTTACTCAACCCGGTATATAAATCACATTACGCAGATACAGAATTAACTTTAATTGCCATGAATAATAATAGTTTTTCATATAATCCAGAAAGTGTTTTGATTGAAGTAGATTATAAAAAACATGGTGTAAATTTGGAAGATAAAAATACTTTTAGTGAAAGAAAAAAATCAATGTTTGATAAAAAAATAACCAATGTTAATTTATTAAATTTATTCGAATGATTAATTATAATAAAGTAATAAAGAGTGAATTGTGCCTTCCAAATAAAACAAAACTTATAAAACATTATGAATTTAAGTATCCAATGTTTATTTATTACGTTCTTAAAAATATTTCTTATTTTTTAAATCATATTTCATCAAAAATAAACTACTGGTTAAACAATAATTGTGATATAAAAACAATTAAATATAAAAAATGGATGAACGAGTAGTTTTAGGTAAAACAGGAGTAATTAATGTTTGTAAACACATATCTAGATATAATTTAGCATTACCATGGTGTGTTGGTAGGAATGTGGCTGATTTAGCTTGTGGTAGTGGTTATGGTTCTTATTTGATGTCTAAAGTTTCTAATAAAGTTATTGGTGTTGACATAGATAGACAGACTATTAAAAAGGCTAATAAAGAATTTAAAAATAAAAATTTATCATTTATTTGTGATGATATTACTAAGTTACTTTATAAAAATATACAAACTATCGTAAGTTTTGAAACTATTGAACATATAGATAATATAAATGAAATTGAAGAATTTTATCAATCAATATTAAGTAAAGATGGAATCTTAATATTTTCAGTTCCTATAAATGAAAGAAATGGATTTAATAAGTATCATAAACACACATTTACAATCAAGACAGCAAGAAAATTATTTAGCGGCATGAATACAATAATTGAGTTTATACAGAAAGGTGTGAATTTCTATTATTTAGATGAAACTAACCTCAATGAACCTTTCTCATATTACGTCTCCATAAAACAGAAATAAACCTATTTAATTTGGTGTTGTTAAACTTAAATTAGTTAATACTTATTATTATCATGCCAGTAAAAAAACCAACAATCAATGAATTATTAGAAGCCGTAAACGGTGAACTAGAGACTCAAAAGAAACAGTTAGAAGATAAAATTACTTCTTATACAAAAAAAACTAACGAACTTATTTCTAAAGAATCTGAGTTATCTTCTAAAGAAGCATCTTTGATTATAAGAGAAAAAGAAATTGCTAAAGGTGAAAACGAAATTGAGATGAAATGGTCTAAAATTCGTAGAGATGAAGAAGTTGCAGAACAATACAACCAAGTTTTAATTGAAAAAGAAAAGGTTAAAAAGGATAAAAAAGAAATTGACGATAAAATAATTGAAAATGATTATCAATTAGATTTAATTAAAAAGAAAGAAGAAGATTTATGTATAAGAGAACAGAGTTATCGTGATGAAATTAAAAAAGAATTTTCTAATAAATTATTTAGTTAAAAACTATGGCAATAACCGCCCTCGATATACTAAATTCGGTGGCTTATCGTAGAGGTGAATCTGGAAATCCTGATAACGCAAGTGAATCAGCTAAAAGACTAAGATTTCTCAATGAAGCATACAGACGTTTAAATCAAGCTGGATTATTCTGGTTTCACGAAAAGACTTCATCTCTTAAAACAGAAGATTACCAAGAAATAGTTACTTTACCAAGTGATTATAGGGATTCGATAGAAATAAGAGTTGACGGTATAGTACGTTATCCAATGCAATCTGGACAGGCATTTGATTATTATCAATATCCACCATTAGCATTTTCATATAAAAATGATTATGACAATAAATATTATTATATCTTTGGAAACGAATTACACTTAATTCCATTTCCAGACTCAAGTCCAAGTCCTATTTCTGTCTTAACTTTAACATCAAGTGGTATTACTGCTACTTGTACAACAGCAACAGAACATGGATTATCTAATAATGAATATGTTGTAATTTCTGGAGCAGTAGAATCTGCTTATAATGGAACTTTTAAGATTAAGGCAATATCAACTACTCAATTTACTTATACTTTGTTATCTTCAACTACAAGTCCAGCTAATGGAACAATAACTGCAACTAAAAATAATATTATAATTCGTTATTATTTTTATCCAGCAGCATTAACATCTACTAGCGATACTGTTGTTATCCCAGATCAATATACCGAATCCCTAGTGGCTTATGTATGGTCAAGATTAGCCCATCTTGATGGAGAAAGGGGAACGGCAGAAGATGGATTTAATGAGTTCAACGAGATAATCGGAGAGATAAAAAAAGAAAACATGAGAAAAAATGTCTGGGGAAAAGGTGCTAATCCTGCTGATAATCACTATACAACCAGATGAAAATAGGAAAAACACAAGACCCACCAATTAAAACACAAGTAATTACTGGATTTTTGGGTGGATTAAATACTTTTCAAGATGAAACTGTTATTAAGGATTCTGAACTTACTGAAGCTAAGAATATTTTACTTAATGTTGATGGCATAGAACCAAGACCGGGAAGTAAAAACTATGGTATTTCTAGTGGAACTAGAGTTATAGGAGGAATTGGATTTTATAAATCTGATGGAACAAACGAATTCTTACGTTTTTGCTCTGGAGAAAACAATAAACTACAAAAGTACGTTGGTGAAAATCCTGTTGATATTACAGTTTTAGGAGCAGAACTTTTAACTGCTTCTAACTGGACTTCTACTAATTGGACTGGTGATTGGGCTGCTGGTTGGGATCACACTACTGGGAACACTACATCTCTCACAAACACATTAGCAGCAATAATCAATACAAATTATCTTATTTCATACACTGTTTCAGGAAGAACGGCAGGAACATTTGATATTGTTTTTGGTGGAGTTACCACATCTGGACTTTCAACTACAGGAACAGTAATTATTAAAGCAACCTCTACTGGTACATTGTCAATTAACCCAACTACTGATTTTGATGGAGCAATAATATTTTCTATTAAAACTACAATTATTTACGACTCGTCAGCTAGAATGAATTTTATTCAAGCTAGGGATAAATTATACATATTTAATGGTAAAGACGCTTTATCTTATTATGATGGAACTACAATAACAACTTATACGGAAATATCTCCGCCAACTGGATTAGCAGTAGCACCACAGGGAACTACAGGCTCTACAGCATACTCTTATAGAGTTTCAGCTATTAATTCAGTTGGAGAAACTTTAGCGTGTAGTGCAGTAGCAATAGCAAACGGAAATCAAACTTTGAGTTCAACTAATTATAATAAATTAACATGGAATACTGTATCTGGTGCTATTAGTTATAACGTTTATGGTCGTAAGGCAACTGGATTAACTGAAACATACATGGCAACTGTTTCTGAACTTGTCTATAATGACACCGGCGATGATATTCCAAGTCAATCAATCTTACCGCCAACTGCTAACGCAACAACAGGTATTAAATGTACAATGGGTATTTTTGCTATTTCTCGTATTTTTGCTTCTGGTGATCCTAACAATCCATCAAGACTTTACTTTGGTGGTACTGGAGATCAAACAGGAAATTTTGCTCCATCTTCTCTATATGGTGGTGCAATTGATGTTTTTAAAAATGATGGTTCTATTATTAGGGCAATTTTACCTTTTCAAGGAGGAGTTATTATTTGGAAGGATAATGCGATATATAAATTTTCATTTAATTCAGTAGGACAGCAACAATTAGAAGAAATTACTCGTTCGTTCGGGGGTATTTCATTTAGATCATGTAAACACGTTGAAAATGATATTATTTTTGCTGCTCGTAAAGATGGTAGATTAGCTTTCTATTCACTCGGAAATCAAGAAAACTATACTGCATCGGTTCTTCGTACAAACGAGCTTTCAATTAAAGTTCAAGAAAAACTAATGGACGTTAATACTGAATATTTGGAACATTCAGCAGGTTTTTATTTCAATAATATTTATGGTTGTGCCATACCAAAAGCTGGTTCTACTATTAATGATAGAATTTGGTGTTTAGATACTCGTTTTGGAGCATGGACTTACTGGGAAGGAATTAAGGCAAATTTTTTCACTGTTTATACTTCTGCAGATGGAACACAAAAATTATATTGTGGGTCAGAGGATACTGGGTATATGTTAGAAATGTTCACTACCACCAGATTAGATAACTCAACTGCAATAGATGGAGTCTTTGGATTAAAATCATTCAACCAAAAACTATTCAATAAATATAGAAAATATTTTCATCCTGTATTTCAATTTAAAGATGTAAACACTTCTGGGGCAATTAATGGAGAAATATATTTAGACGGTCTTATTCTTGATTCATCTTTCTCAGTTAATCAGCAATCTCAAGGTGGAGCTGGATTTGGTCAGTATTTATTTGGTGAACCACTTTTTGGAGAAATTGGATCTTCAACTCAAGCACAAGGATTATCTAGTGATGTTATTGTAGAAGTTGATTTAATAAAAGTTGCTAGAAGTATAAAGTATATGTTTAGATTTAATACGTCTTCTGATATTAGATTTAAATTTCTATCATTGGCTAATACCTACAGAGTATTAGAAAACAAACCTTTCCCAGATATATATAAAACATATACAGATTAAACCTTAACAGTTAAAAAATATTAAACTAAATTATGGCAATAAAAGCATTTACCAGAAAAACATCTGGCCCAACAAGTTCTGAAGAGTTTTTAAAAGATTATGAAAATTTGTTAAAAAGAAATAGAGGTGGTGGAACTTTTATGGGTTATGACACTTCAAGTCAAACTCCAATATATTTAGGAACTAGCGTATCAGACCCAATGGGATTAGGTCAAACAGCATCAACTAAAACTCAAGACAGTAACACTAGTGATATATCTGAGACATCAGAAATATTTAATGAAGTATTAAATTCACTTACAGACGAAGTTAGTACAGAAGATGTACTTGCTGTTTATGATTTTTTGAATGATTATGTTGAAAATTCTTTACCAACTTTAACCGATGAGCAAAAACAACAAATAGTTCCAATATTAGGTGGTTTAATAAACAAAACTGGAGACATAATAAATACTAGATCTGGAAATACGGAAGCATATTCTGCTGGTATTGAAAGTCCAATTGGCCCAATTTCTCCAAAATATTCAACTGATACATTATCAAAAAGATTATACGAAGAAGGTCAAGGGATAGGAGGGTTAATGGCAGATGTTAATCAAACAAGTGATAAATTAATTAATACTGCTACTGATTATAGAAACCAATTACAAGAAGAAGCTGATACTAAGAGAAATTTATTAAAAAAATATAACACTAGCCCAGAATATGCTACTGCGAGAAAACAGCAAGAAATGTTCAATGAAATTAGTAAAACTGGAGGTTTAACCCCTGAGAGTAAAACAGAACTAGAACGTATAAACAATGAAGAAGCTGCTGCAAAGGTTGGTCTTAGTCCAGAAGAATATGTAAGAAGACAACAATCTCTAAATGATATTCAAAGTTATAAAGCTCCAGAAGAAGATTCTAATAAAGCAATAGATGACTTCAAAAACTGGTTAAGTGGTGCTGGTGGTACTATTAGCAATACAGTTAAAAACGTAAGACAGACGGCTGGTAATGTTGCTTCTTATATTGGTGATAAGGCAGGACTTCCAGAAATGAATATATCAGAAACAATCGCTGGTGGCCCAACAAAAGACTATAATAAAGTTTATGCTGCTGAACCAGAAACATTACAAGCTGGTAGTGGGTTAAATAGAATACAAGAAGGAACTGGGTATAATCAAAATGGTTTAGTTGGAAGACAAGATTTTTCACAATTTGGATTAAAAAGAGCAATAGGAGATGTTGCTGGAGTTCAAGGAGATCAAAATGTATCATTATCAAAAAATATTTTACCATCAGACCAAAGTGTATCTGGAATAACTAAATTTTCTCAAGCTGTAACTCCAAGTTCAACCACACTACCTGAATTTAAACCAGAAGTTCAAAGAGAAACAAGAAATTTTGGAGAAGGTGATTTAAATTCAATTGTAGATGCGATGATGTCTCGTGGTTACAATAATAGAGCAGAGGCAGAAGCAGTTGCTAAATCTGATATAAATAGGTTTGGTAATGAGTATATGCCATTAAGTAGTTCTTCTAATATTGGTGTTGGTTCAAATCAACCATCTACACAGACAAATCAACAAAATAATCAGCAATCAAATAAAAAAAGTTATACATATTCTCCAACAACTAGTAATAACGCTATGTCTAATAGTAATTTAGCTAATTTAGGAAAATCAAATTTTGTTATGCCAACTGTTGGAGTTGGTTCTAATCAACCTAGCACCCAAAGTTCTAATCAATCTAGTGGTGGTTTAATATCAACTATTTCTAATATATTATCTAATTTATTTAGGAGAAAACAATGACGGTATTTGATAAAAAAAAGGATAAAAAAGAAAATGATTACTCAAATTTTGTGGGTAATTATTCTTTAAATGGAAATAATTCAACGACTAATTCTGGTAATAATAGTGGAAATAATTATAATAATCCATTTGGTAAAAAAACAGTTAGTCAAATTTTATCTTCAAAAATTAGTTCTACTCCTGAAAATAATTTAAGTCAAAAGGTAACGACTAATAATAATGCCGGTAATATACTGTCTCAATATAAAAATTTTGGACAGACAAATGTTAATGCAGGACAAACATCTAATAAAACTAGTCCTGTTAGCTTTTTGGCAAAATATAATTTACTTGGTCAAAAAACTGCAACATCTACTCCAAAGACAGAAACTCCGTCTGCATTCCAACAATATTTAAATTCTATTCAAACTATAGCCAACAAACAAAAAGAAAACAATGCCTTAGGTTTAGAGAATTCAGAAAAATACTATAACAAATTATATGATACAACTAATCAGTCTTTATTAGGTCAAATAACAGAAGGAAATCAAAATTTAGAAAACTACAAAGCAGCTCAACAAGCAAGAGTTGCTAAGGCAGAAGCTGCTTTACCTGGTCAAGAAGAACTTGTAAATACTGGTTATGGTGAGGCTCAAAAAGTGAGAGCTCAAACTAGAGGTGAAAGTGAAGCCAGATTGAAAAATCAGTTTGCTGGAATGAACGCATCTGATTCTTATGGAGCAGGTTCTCTTACCTCTGAATTATCTGGACTTGAAAATACTTTTAATGCTGAGTCTGCTGGTGCTGAAGTAAAAAGACTTGGAGATATATTTGGTCTAAGACAAAATTTACAAGACGTAAAAGATGAGGCTGACTCACTAGTAGCAACAGAAGAAACTAATCTAAATTCAACAATTAGGGCTATTAATTCACAAGTTGGATTAAATAATATTGAAAAAGAAAACCTCATTCAACAGGCTTATCAAACAGCCCAAGGTAAAGTGGATGAAATTGACAACTATATAGCTCAATTACAATATCAAAATACTGGAACTTCAACTACTGGTTCAAATGAGGCTCAAGATACTGTCAATTTAATTGATGAAGTTTTAGGTGCAGAAAATCTTGCTGGTGTTACTGGTATAAGCATTGCTAATAAAATTCCTGGTACTACTTCATATACTTTGCAACAAAAGATAAATCAAATTAAAGATAAGTTAGCTTTAGCTGCTAGAGGACAATTAAAGGGACAAGGTGCAGTTTCTGATTATGAATCTAAAATGTTACAAAATGCAGCAACTGCATTAAATACTGGAATGAATGAGGCTGATTTTAAAACAGAACTTAATAAAATTAAAGGTATATTACAAAGAAACAATAATTTAGCTACAGATACTCTTACTACAGACCAACTAAGTTATATATTAAGTCAAATATAATGTTATCCCAACAGCAATATCAAAAATTGCAGGGTATGGGTTTATCTCAAGGTCAGATGAACCAAGTTACCCAAGCTGCTGGCGGAGTTCAAGAAAAGAAATCTCTCGGAGGTTTTGTTGGAAATATTTTTGAAAGTGGTGCTAATTTAGTTGGAGATACAGCAAAAGCAGTATTAAATCCAGTTGAGACAATAAAAAGTGTTGTTTCTTTGTTTAAAGACCCTAGTGTTTTAATTGATTACTATAAAAATAGATACGGTAAGGACTTAGGAGAGACGTTATATAACGATCCTGTTGGAGTGCTATCTGATTTGTCTACATTAATAGGTGGAGGTGCTGGTGTTGCTAAAGGAATCGGTGCTTTAACTAAAAGTACTAAGGTTGCTGATATAGCTGGTGATTTAGGTCGTCTTTCTTCAATTACTGACCCATTACAACTCCCTACTAAGGCGTTAAGTGGTGTCGGTGGAAAAGTTGCTAGTAAATTAGATGACGCTAGTAAAGCATTGGTAACTAAAGGACTTGGAAACCCTGCAAAACAAGCTAATTTATCTGCTAAAAGCGGTATTGATATTGCTGATTTTATTCAAAAATATAATTTATACGACAGAACTCCTGGTGGTGCTGGTGCTACAAAAAAAGCCATAAATACGCAATATACTTCATTAATTAAAGGAAGTAAAAAAGGTGTCAAATTAAATGATTTACTATCTGAAATTGATAAACGAGTAAAATCTCTTACTTCCGATACAGGTTCAATGAGTACCGGAAATTTAAAAGCAGCACAAGAACTTCAAAAACGTGGTTATCAATTAATGCAATTAGCTGATGAAAGTGGAAATATTACACCAGCTAAATTATTAGAATTTAGAAAAGCATTAGATGTAGATATTCCACAAACTACATTTGCTTTAGGAACTAAACAAACTGGCGTTGCTGCTGGTGCAAAACAAACAAGAGATATAGTCAAGAAAACTCTTGATTCTTTAGATACTGAAATTGGAACTTTAGGTCGTGAATATGGGATGGCTAAAGGTCTTGAAGATGTTTTTAGAAAATATCAAAGTAGATCATCAAATAGACAGCCTCTTAATTTAGGGAAAGTATCAAAAGCTGGTGTTGGTGGTGTTATAGCTGGTATTCCTGGTGCTGCTGCTGGTTATATTACTGATGTTGTAACAAATGATCCAAGGTTTTTGAAAGTTGCTAGTAAAACTTTAAAATCTACTGCTGGTGCGTTCAGAAAAAAAGTACCAACTAAAATATCTACTCCATTAAAATATTCCTACAATACTGCTCGTGGTTTACGAATGATCAATCAACCAAGTTCATCCAAGCAACAAAAAAAACAACAAATAGTACAGGATGTATTAAAGCAGAAACTACCGAGCCAAGTACAAAAATCAAATACTTCATCAACTAGTAGTTTACCAGATTTAACAAAAACATTCAAAAATAATCCTTTTAAACTTAAAAAAGGTTCATTCTACTAATGGATAAAGATATAAATGACAGAAATTATAATAATTATGAAGAAGTTGGCGGTAAACCTACAAAAAGAGTAATAGGTTTAGATTCATCTGGTAATTTAGTTAATCCTGCCACCTCCGACAATCAAACCAATGGTCTACAAAAGACTCAAATAGTAGAGACAGAACCAACTGATACAACTAAGTTTAATGCTTCAACATTAATCTCTTATAACGCTAATGATGAAGCCGTCTATATTGATG